AATCTGTGCTAACCGTCGATCCAATTGAAGCGATTAGATTGTTCACAGAATGGCGGCTAGGCTGGTATCTACGCCGCTATAAGCGATTACACACCGAATTGAGTGTCCAGATACAGAAGTACAAGGACATCCTGACAGCGATTAAAAAGAATGTTGGCAACGCCGCTCGAAACGCAAATTCACGAGCTGATTTAATCAAACATCTCAAATCGATCAAAATTGTTCACACAGATTATATTGCAGGATTTCCTGTATATAGGTTCACAAAAGAAGAGAAGCAAAAGGTTGAAGACAAGCTAAAAGATGCTGTAGTGCTTTTGAAACACTACAAGAAACTTATTGGTAGCAAAGATGAAAGGAAAAAGGTTTATATTAGTGAGCTTCGTGAAGTATTGAAAACATACAACAAAGGTTTGTACTAAAGTCCTAGTTCCTTCAACTCAGCGATTGTTGCATCAGCGCTTGTATGGAGGATACCGATTCCACCTTTCTCTCGCCACGGTTCAATAGATTTTTCTCGGTCATCGATAAGAATAGCATCCGGCCATGCCCACTTCGATTTATTGCGACTTGCCACAACAGTAAAAACATTATCGTACCCAGTAAGATTATCTTCAACCCACTGACGTTTTTCTTTGTCATTCTTTTCAGCCGGATGGCCAGTTGCTGTTAAGACATTTGGATTATACTTCTTGACATAATCCCATAATGTCATTGCATCGGGGAGTAATTCTAGTTTACTGAAATCTGGTTCACCCATTTCTCGAAGTTGTTTCCAGATGTCATCAGCATTTTCCCAATCACCATTAGGTGCTGTGCGCAGTGGATGACCAAGAATATTTTCAATATGAGATTCTAGGTCGGCGAGAACACCGTCCAGGTCAACATAGATATGATAATCTTCTGACTTTAAGTCCTTGAGTTGCATGTAGTATTTAGCCGCATTTACTAGAACCGCACGACTTACACATTTTACAACCTTCACTGTATACAATCTCACCAACTTCACAATTTTTGCATATCTCACCAGAACGCTCACCATCTCGAATATAGGAGGATAAGAACTTGCGAATTTGGTATACGAAGGATCCAGCGTATGCATCTTCGACTTTGTCAAGTGCACCAACAATATTTCTGATTAGAACGCCATGACGTAAACAGAAACTAATGAGTCGTGTAATTTTACTCGAATTGATATCTTCTGATAATTTCATCTCCACATCTTGGATATGATGTTTAGGAATGCCTTTTTCTCGAGCAAGCGCTAGAAGAAGATCAGCTGTTTGATTTGATAATACAGTTTTTTCATATGCGTTTGTCTTAACAAAAAGAGCAAATGGTCGACTAGGATTGTCTTCATGATAGACAACAGTTAGATACCACTTGCGGTCTTCCGCACGGATCGTTTTCATAACTGCTGGCGCTGAGTTTGGCAATTTCACGTCTTCTAATATAATTTCATCATCGACGGGTTCTGCAAGTTTTTCTTCTTTTGCAGAAAGAACGGATGTCATCGTTCCTGCGCGATAAGTTGTTACGCCTTTAACATAGCCGCTTTTGTATGAGTCAAGATAGATCTCATTAAAATCTTCTTGTGAATAATCATATGGGACGTTGACAGTTTTTGACATTGCAGAATCAACCCACCGTGCAAATCCTATGAGGTCATTAACGTGATCATCTACGTTGAGATTTTCCGTTGTCACAGCCCACGGAGCAGTTTCATCCCATTGATTTCGAGCCTTTAGATATCGAACACCATAATCTTCACACAGAACTTCTTTCGTTAGCCCTCTATTTTTATCAATCTTATAAACTGTTCCGTCAACGTCGGTTCCTTTGAGAATCTCTTCATCACCTTCACTGTCAAATTTAAACATGTCTGTTTCGTGCCACACACCTTCATACCACTTTGGAGTTACATCGATCATGTGGTCTGGGATTGTGTTAACAATCACCGTTCGAATGTATTCAGGTAGAAACACTGGCTCAAGGCCGCCAGAAACAACATTAGCAAAAATTGATGTGTTTCCGGTTGGCTGAACAGACAACAACGAACTATTCCGAATTCCCACATCCTTAATCTTGTCCATATATTCTTCTGATAGATGCAAATCTTGAATGAATGAATTTGCAGCATGTTTTTCTGGTTCACATAAAGAGAACATTCCTTTTTCTTCTGCAAGATCAATCGACGCCATATAAGCATTCTGTGCAATTGTTTTCATCACCAATTCACGAAGTTCTGCTGCTCGATGAGAGCCAAACCGCACACGCAACATGAATAATGCAGATCCCCATCCAAGAATGCCTACGCCAATACGGCGCTTGTTCTTCATTGAGAAATCATATTCAGGAAGTGGCGCTTCGGAAATTTCATTAATATTGTCAAGAAACCGAACCATGTGTCGAGTCATTAGCGCGATACCATCCAAATCAAATCCGTTTCGATCATCATTCAAAAATTTGGCAAGGTTTATTGATCCAAGATTACAAACACCACCAGGAGCAAGTGTTTGCTCACCGCATGGATTTGTCGCTTGAATTGTTTCTTTGTAGTTCAGAGGGGAAAAATGATTGGCACGATCCAAAAATAAAACACCAGGCTCAGCACGGTTGTATGTGGATTCCATCATCAGGTTCCACAACCACGTTACGGAAACGGTCTGATATACTTTTGTGGGCCTACCTTCTGCTTCCCAATTTCCAAGATGCCCACACCATTTGTCTTTGTACATGGGGCTCTGTGTATCAGGGAAGCGCAACTCCCACTTATCAGCTTCTTCAAATTCTTCTTCTGAGCAAGTTTGAACAAGTAACACCTTATCCATGAATTCGTTTGTACAATTGACAGACAGATTAAATTTTGTGAGGCGGCCAGGAGATGACTTCGCTGTAATGAACTCGATGATATCAGGATGCCAAACGTCTAACACCCCCATCATTGCGCCTTTGCGAATCTTTCCCTTCGCTTTTTTGTTCTCACTTTTCTTCCCAGAGCCCGAAGTAATAATTTCAGAAGACTTATCAAACATCTCCATATACTTTACGGCACCTGGCGTTTCTACACCAATACCATAGATAAATGAACCACGCGGGCGGATGTATGAGAAGTTTTCACCCCACCCACCTTCTGCTTTTAGCGTTTGGGCTTGATTGGTTAGGTTGGTTAGGATTCCATTAAGGGAATCAATGTCATTATCTGGACGAGGTGATACAAAGCAATTCATTAACGTGGTGCCTTTCCACTCAGTACCAATATTAGAATAGATTCGTCCACCAGCCGTTCCTCTGAACTGACTGAGCATGTAATAAAACTTACGTGTCCATTCTGTTTGTAATTCTTCTGTTGATTCAACACTTGCAGCGGTCGCTGCTACTCGATAGATTGTATCGTCAATTGTTTCGTCTTTGTAGTCTTTGTACGTTGTTTTCCAAACTTCCCTTGAAAATGTGTCTTCGAACTGTGTTTGTTCTGTTTTGAGTAATTCTTCCTTTAAATCGATATTTAACTGGCTCGAAAACCATTCTTCAAACTCTACTGACATTATTCTTCCTTATCCATTGTCAAAAAATCTCGCAGCGGCAGAACGACGATTTGCGAGATTTAATTTATATTCTGACCCGAAACTTGAAAAGCTCGGATACCTTTCTCTTTATATTATTTATCCTACCTCAGTCGTATTTGGATAACATTACTGCAATCAATAATTTATTTCAACGGTAATAAAAATGTTGTCTTGTTAACGACTTTTTGGTAATATATTAATTGGTTTTGTTGCTAGGAGACTTCGCATGTCGAGGTTTGATAAAGACAAAAAAGATGTAAAAAGCATCAATATTGAGCAAGTGGTGAGTTATCTAAATCACACATTTGCAAAAACTTCCGAAGAGGTGTTTGGGTATCTAAGACCGAAAGCCATCAAAGGAACCTCCCTATACAACTATCAGGTTGATCATTGCTATCTCATAGATGAGATTCAGCGTGGACCCATTTACATGTTGCCAAAAGTCATCGGCTATGCAAACGATAACATTGCGGCTATGAAAGCCGAGGGGAATCAACAGGAAAGCGCGTAATGGTATTGATAAATACCTTTTATGCGTATCAATCAAATATTCGAACAAAATGATCCTGTTTTTATAGAGTACCAGCACGTTCTGAACAAACTCGCACGTGAATGCGCTATATTTCTATGTGAATCTCAAAGAATGCCAGTGTTTAAGGTTCTTCCTTCAACGTATGACGATATACAAAAAGTCAAGGTACGAAAACAAAACCAAAAGACAAAATTCGTTCAGACGTTCAATCATGCATTTGAGAGTGAGGCTCATGATTTACGACAAAGAGCCGTGTTCACAAACAGCCAGATCGTAGAATACACAGACGGTGATTTGTTTTATGTCTTCCCAAAAAATGGGTATAAATTCATGTATTGCACAGAAGTCACTCACTCAACAAATGATTATCAACAGGTGTTTGACTCTCTTTTCGAGCAATTCGACGATGAAAAAGCCGAACAAATGATTCGCGACCTTTTAAAATTCACTTACACCCAAAAAAACCTGTTTGAGGGGATTCAAAAAGAGGTTGAAGTTATTTTTTACAACATTCCTTATTATTATGCAGCGCGAGTTGACGCGTTCGAATATGATGATCTGTTGACAGATATTGTACATTTAGGCGACAATTAGATCACTTGTGTCAACAAGCTAAATATAGAAGGAGAACATAATGTCAGAAGAAGTAACAGCACTAAAATTAGCCTCAGGCGAAGAAATCATTTCTCGAGTTGTAACACGCTCTGAAGAAACAATCGTCCTTGATCGTCCCAATATGATTGGACTGCACGGAACAAAAGACGGTGTTGCAATACAACTAATGCCGTGGATGGCTTCAAATCAAGATGGTGAAATCACAATCTTCACCAATCACATTGTTGGGGAAACTAAACCTGACGCAGAACTAGAAAAGGGATACCTCTCGAGAACGAGTAGTATAGCATTGATATAATATGGCCGTAATTCGTTACAAGTGTACAGTTTGCAATAGATTAATTGAAATCATCGAGCAACCAACTGGGTTAGAGCGAATTAAACGGTGTGTTATTACTGATAAGTGTCGTGGCACTTTATACAAACTGGAACGATTAGAAGATTTTGCTGTTGGTAAATTTCCTCCAGACGTTAGAGGACTAACAAATTACATTCAGCGCAACGTATTATTTGACCACACTCAAGGTATTGCTGACATCACTTGGACTGTTGAACATAATCTTGGTGTCAACCCATCTGTTCAAGTTATTGTTGATCGTGAGGAAACAGTAGATGATGTGGTTGTTGCGTCACAAATCGAAATTGAACCAGAACTAATAACTCTTATTGATAAAGACTCACTGACGATTACTTTTGATCGTCCAGAAACCGGTTTAGCACAAATCATCGCAAGATCGACATCATTCCAACAAACAGTAGAGGCTGTGACAGCAGGTATTACATATATTCCTGTTTCACAAGCAAATATACTCACGATTGGCGCAGATTTGTCATCAAATCAATTTCCTGTGGGGGCAACTGCTGGAACGTATTTGGTTCGCATCTATTATCTCGATCAAGAAACTTTAGATGAAACAGCCTTTGAATCGGCGGTGTTTAACGATTACACCGCACGCTCGCCAGTTAGCACGTCAGCGTGGAATGATACATCAGAAATATTCGTAGGTGGTCAAGTTTATACAGTATTATCAATTGATATTGGCGACCCAGTAAATGATCTCGGCGCACCTGCAGCCGGTACTGCTTTGTTCCAATCTGGAATAGACACCGTTGCGTTTCCTAATGATCAAGCACCTAATATGGTTGTATTGTTATCTGATCCACCACACGCCAATTTAGATAAAAATCGAAATCAACTTTTCCGACCAGATTTAGATGTTGGTCCAGCACTTGCGCTTGACTCTTTCATTTTTGCAAGTGGAGAAATTTCTGTTGATCAAACTAAAATAGAAGACGTATTTCCTCCAATATTCAGCGTCACCAATCCACAGGTGTGAACCACCCTTGTAACACCCAACTCGTTTCAGTATAATTATAGTAGTGGAAAATAATAAACAAAAACTCCTTGTTGAATATCTAATTTCATCTCCTGACACATACGCACTTTGTTCAAGTATAGTAAAACCAACCTATTTTGATCCAGAGTATCGCAATGCTGTCGAGTTTATACACGATTATTATAATGAATATCATCAAACACCAGCAATTGAACAAATTAAAGCAGAGTCGGGTGTAACTCTTAAACTTCGTGACGTTACTGATGATCAATTAGAATATACCACTAATGAGGTTGAACAATTTTGTAAAATTCGAGCAATGGAAAAGGCTGTTCTCGCATCAGTTAAATTAATTCCCAATAAAAAATTTGGTGAGATTGAAGACCTAATTCGAGATGCTGTAACCGTTTCGCTCGACAGAAACATGGGAACTGATTACTTTAAAGATCCCGCAGGACGATTACAACGAATGGAAAAAGAAGGCAATAAAATATCAACACTTTGGACACAGGTTGATAATATACTTTACGGTGGGTTGGAGCGTGGACAGTTAATAATATTTTCGGCAAACTCTGGCCAAGGTAAATCAGTAGCGCTAGCTAATCTTGGTTTGAATTTCTTAGAGCAAAGTCTTAATGTTGTTTATTTCTCATTTGAGCTTTCGCAGGATCTAATATCTCAACGATTTGATGCTATGGTATCGGATATTCCAACAGCTGAGTGGAAATATCACAAAGACGCAATCACACAAGCAGTTCTAACAGCAGGTGACAATAACGGTCATTTCTTGATTAGATACATGCCATCAGGAACAACTCCAAACGATCTACGATCATACCTAAAAGAGTATGAATTGAAGTATAAACGATCTCCTGACCTAATTATTGTTGATTATCTCGATATCATGGAACCAAACCAAAGGGTATCAGCCGACAATGTTTTTGAGAAAGATAAAAGGGTATCGGAGCAAATTCGTGATATTGGCAATGATTATCAAGCGGTCGTGGCATCTGCTTCACAACAAAACCGCGGAGCAGTTGATCAAACCCACATTAATCAGAGCCATGTAGCTGGTGGTCTTAGCAAGGTAAATACAGCAGATGTTTGGATAGCTATTCTTGCAAACAAAGCTCAGCGAGCAGCAGGCGAGTGTGCATTTCAATTTCTGAAAACTCGTTCAAGTGAAGGCGAGGGTGAAGTTGTTTATATGCAATGGACAAAGAACATCCGTATTAAAGACCATGTGGATAAAAAAGGACTACAGTTCAAACAGAATACTGAAAAGCAATGGCTTAATAAAGAAACAGAAACAGGACCAAAACAAAACCTTATTGATTTAATCGACACATAGTTGTCACCAAAATTCATTTTGATGTATAATACATATTCATTATAGGAGAATAAAAAAATGACAGATCAAACAATTGAAAAACTTACAATCGACGAAGTAGATTACGCTGTAGCAGAACTACCTGAAGAGATTCAGGGCGCCGTTACAAAGTATGAAGAATGGCGTGAGCGTCAATTAGTTGCAACCGATGAAGTGCAACTGGTTTCAGCAGCGCTTCGTGACCTAGGTGCTCAAATTGTTGCCGCTATTCGTGTAAACGAAGAGCAACAAGCAGCCGCCGCAGCCGAAGCCGAGGAGATGGCAGCAGCCGAAGCGGAAGCAGCAGCGACAGCAGCAGTAGTTAACCTACCTGAAACACCAGAAGATGATGGTGATGAGCTTCTCGTTGTAGAAGATTGAAGTGCAACCGAATAAAGTTACAAAAATTCAATATTCAAAACGGCGCGAAGGGGTGCAAGGATCGTTAGTTCAAAGAACCGAGCGGGTGATAATACCAACTTTGGTTCCAGGAAACATTCACGCAATTGATGTTACGGAATTAGATAACGAGAGCCAGCAAGAAATGAGTGAGCTGTATGAGGAATATGCGTCATATATGAACACTCTTATGAAAAGCGCGTTTTCGTTTGAAGATTGGCTTTCACACTCGAAGAGTGTAGAGTTCTCGCCGAAATGGCGCACATTTAGACCCGACCAAACCGAAGAAATCGCTTAATCTCTCCTATGAAACAAACCGCCTGGTAATTACTGGGCGGTTCTCTTTTCGTACACAATAAATACTCCACACGATAAATACCAATACTACAAGGTATAAGGGTTACTATGTCACTACTTAAACAGATTATTCAGAGCAAACGACAGCAAGATTTGATTGATGAATCAGCAGCAGCTGGAGGCACTTCAGCCGGTGCTGTCGCAGGATTTCGCGGCCATTTCTTTAGTCCGGTAAGCACCAAAAAGAAGAAAAAGAAAAAGAAAACAAAGATGAGACGTCGAGATATGCCGACTGGTCATACATTTGCACTACGGTTTGAAGGCGTAGAAGACTCGAAATTTGACTCCGCTGACGTAATTTCTAAGCTAAAATCGGCTGAAGAAAAATCCGAACACGAAGAAGATACAACTGGTTTTGCCCTCGAAGATGAGGACGGTAACATTGTAAAGGTATTCGTTTCCGCAGAGCAGGCGAAAGATTTTGAAACCGCGTTAGGTGCTGCACTGGCTGGTGCAGATGAAGATAACGCAGAGGCTGGTGATGAAGAAAACACCTCCCTTGAAATTGCAGAGGTTTTGTTTAATTTAAAAGATCGTTTCACTATTGTTGATGTTGAATGGCCTGAAATTGAAGAAGATCAGGAAGAAGATGTTGAAATGGAAGGCGAAGGCGGTGGTGACGCTGAAGGTGAGCTTGATGTTGATGTCGAGGACGCAGAAGGTGGTGAAGGCGAAGGCGAGGAAGGCATGGAAGCCGAACTTCAAGGCGAAGAAGGTGACCTAGGTCTTGAAGGTGGAGAAGATGAGCTAGGTGGTGAGGCAGATACTGCATCCACTCTTGATAGTGTGATTGAACTACTGAAAGCCCAAGCTGACGCACAAAAGGCAGAAGCAAACGCAAAAGAAGCTGAGGCTAACGCAGAAGAAGCAAAACACAATGCTGCCGCTGCTGAATCAAAAGTGAAACAAGAAGAAGATGTTCTTGACATGGAAGCCTATTACGATAACCAAGGTAAGATTGATAAAGAAGCAAAACAGCTTGCCAAACTTGCAAAATGGAAACATGAAACAGCACAAAGCGCATCAAATGAAATGAAGGGTGAAGCTGGTAAATTTCAAATGCCGGAAGGGTCCGAAGAAGAGGAAGTAGAAGTATTCGACGGACATGGCACTGATGAAAATCGAGATCATAAACTGCAGCCCGGAGAATTTATTAAGTACATGTTTAAAAGTGTACAAGGTAACTAATTATGGAACTTGAACAAAGAACAAGTAGATCTGACGAAGGTTTGTTGGCATTGATTGACTCCGTCTTTAAAGAGATTTTCGGACTAAGCGACGAAACCGCGTCACGGATGCATAAAATTATTAAAAACCAAGGCGAATGGCAAAACCTAAAAGTGGCTGTTCGTTCACTAAGTGGTGTTGCATATAGACGTCTAAATGACGTAATCACCATGGCCCAACAAAAGGCCGGTCGCGATGAAGAATTTGGTGATGAATCAGAATTTGATGATGAATCAGAATTTGGTGATGAATCAGAATTTGCAAATGGTCACGAGCATGAAATGTCGAATTGGGACGATAATCGCACGGCTCGAGAAGGTATGAGTTTTATAGGATATCTTTTGACAGAACTACAATACTCTGATGTTGATTTACGAGACCCACAAAAGAAACAAGAAATTATGCGCGTAATGCGAGCTGGCGATCGTCAAGCTCCTCAGTTAATAACTCGTGCTGAGAAAAGTCAAGGCCAAGAACAGCGACAAGATATTCAGCAAGAAACAGATCCGCGTAGATTAAGCCTCCAACGCAAAAAGCAACAACTCCAAAAACAAATCGCGGCGATTGATCAACAACTAGGTGAGCCTGGAGCACAACAGCCTGGAGCACAACCAAAACCAGCGCTATGAAAATCC